CATGGATAAAAATGAAAAACTTCGTAGACAATTCAATGAGATAATGCGTAATCCTGAAGGACTAAGTATAGAAAATATTGATATACTCACCGATCTTCAGATAGCAATCAACATCAATAGTGCCAACCTTATGAAGGCACAGTTAGGAACAAAGGAAAGAATCAGTCCTAACATCATTGCGCCATTGGTGTCAGCACAAGAGTCACTTCAAGAATTAATTGAAGAGGGACGCTCTAAATTTAAAGCCGAGTTGCAAGAGACACATGAAGAATATCAGCGTCAGTTTGCTATGCTTTGGGAAGAGATGACAGGACAAAAGTTAGATATGTCTGACCCTGAAGTTCAGAAAACAATCAATGAAAAACTCACAGAGAAAGAGAGTAGAGAAAGTATTAATGCTAAGAAGAATAAGTTCAGACAGGTGGCAACTAAACTAATGGACTCTATGACCCTGGGTCTTAATAAGAGTGAAGCGTTGTTTGGTTTGATGGATAAGATATCTATTATGCCTGGTGATTTAGCAGGTGGGCGTATTCAAGAAGAGATTACCGATAGGGTTAATGAATCTAGTAGGATTTATAAAGGTAGGATGCTCGTTCAAGAAGACATTATGGAAGCTAAAATGGCAGAGATTTTTGGAGGTAAAAAGTTTATGGGAGTAGGAAGTCCTAAGTGGCAAAAAAGAACTACTGAGCTTAACAAAAAAACAATTCCATTTAAAACCTCAAACAAGAATCAAACAATTTCTCAAAACCAATTAGCATACTTGTACAACCAGTATAAAGACCCTTCTAATGCAGGATCATTTAAAACAATGTTTGGAGAAAACTATAAGCAAGAAATGAGTAAGCTCGTATCCCAATTAGATCCTCAATTAAAAGAGTGGGCCGACTGGCAGGTTGATGAATTCTTTCCATCAGTTTATGAGTACTACAATGACACCTACAAAAAGATATATCGAACTGATATGCCATGGAATCAATTCTATGCAGGTAGAATATATAGGGATGGTATAGTGGATGAGCCATTAGACTTGTTAGCAAACTCTTCAATATTTCAAACTTCAGTAGGTGCAGCTTCCACAAAAGAAAGGGTTACGAATACATTACCTATCACTGCAATGAATATTAACAACGCTTTGACAAGCTATGTTCAGGACATGGAATACTTTGCGGCATACGGTGAAACAATAAGAGACATCGATAAGATGTTTACAAATAAAAATACTAGAGAATTATTAGAGACTAGGTATGGGGATGATATAAATAATTTGATTCAGAACTCAATTCAAAAAATCGCAGGTAAGGGTCAACAGAAATTTAAGATGGCTCGGTTCATAAATTGGAGTACCAATGCATTTATATTATCTAGGCTTGCAATTAATCCTGTTGTATTTATAAAGCAGCTTACATCTATTCCAACGTATGCTAATGATATTGGCTTTGTAAATTGGATTAAGTACTCTAAGATTGGAACTACCGTTTCCGAAAGACGTACTAGAATAAAGCAAGACTATGATGAAATTATAGAGAACTCTGTGTATTTAGCCGATAGAGCTAAAGGATTAAGTATTAGAGATGCAATTTCTAACTACGCTAAAGATGATAGTAATTTTATTAATAAGGAAACTGGTGAGGGAATAAAAAGACTAGCAATGGGGTTAACTAAAGCTGGTGATAAGGCAGCGATTCTGTTAGGAGGTCTTCCAAACTACAGATACTACAAGGCTCAGTATAAGAAGCGAAATCCAAAGGCTACTGAGCAAGAGGTTATTGATTATGCTATAAGAAAGTTTGAGCGTGACACTAAGAACACACAACAGTCTAGCGACCTTCAGGATCGTGACTATTACCAAACTGATGATGGTTTAATGAGAGCATTCAATATGTTCATGACTACACCCAAACAGTATCTAAGAAAAGAAATAGTAGCATTTAGAAATTTAGGTAGAAAAATTAAAGCAAGAGATAGCAAAGCGGGCAAAGGTACAATAGGTGAAAACATAAGACAGATAGCTCTATACCATGTAATGATGCCAGCATTATTCCAATGGGCAACTTTAGGATTCCCAGTGGATATGGATGATGAGGATGAAACGGATATGCTAAGGTCTATTCTACTAGGGAACTTGAATGCTTTATTTATTGTAGGAGATGTCGCTACTATGTTTGCAGACTATCTTACAGAGAAACCTTGGGCAGGCAATGCCGATACTCTTCCAATTTTAAGTCAGAGTGCTAGATTAATTAAGGTTCTACAGAAGTGGGATCAAAAAGCAAATGCAGCAAATCCAAAACCTAATGAGGTGGAGGAAGCACAAGCTGAATTCTATAGAACTTTAGCCGAAGGAGTGGGTATTCCAGCAAAGCAAATAAATAAGTTGTTAGACAATTACACTAAACTTTTTACTGAGGACATGAGTAACGCTGAAAAGGTTAGACGTATTTTAAACTATTCTAACTATGTTATAGAAGGTAAGAAGGATGACAAGAAGAAGAAAGAATCAGATGGTAAGAGAACTAAAGCAGAACAGAGGAAGTTTGAAAGTGAGTTAAAGGAGTACAATCCAGATGCTTATAGAAGTATGGGGTATGAAGAGAGAGATAGGTTGGAAGAACAACTGAAGATGAGTGAAGACCCGTCCATTGAGATGGAAAAGAAAAGACAAAAGGAAGAACTAAATCGTCTTAACAGAGAAATATATCAATCATATAATTAGAACAAGTGGGTAAGTCTTGCGACTTGCCCATGGAGTTTGCTATGAAGGAAGCCTTCGCAAGCCTGTGGGGCGTGCTGATATCCTTTCTTGTGATGCCATGAGTCTGTCGCTGATGGGGATCGGAGCGATTCTATAGTACACCCCGCCATATCTTTAGAGAATTTGTGATGCACATGATGGGTGTAAACATATCTGTGTTTGGTCTTTGCCCACTCAAGAGGGAACTCAGTAGCCATTAGCAGTGGTAAGTCCTGAGTCTTTGCACCATCGCCATGGGTAGTACCGATAAGGTTCTTACCATAGGTATAGGATTTGCGATGAGCCATACTACAATCGAATGTCATATCATCACAGTTCTTGAACCAAGTCTTTATCACATCGGATAAGAAAAACCCTGACATCATATCGTGGTTACTAGGGTTAAAAGTAAAATGCACCGGAGCTATAGCAAGAAGAATCTCAAGCACATCCACATATAAGCTCTTGGCTATCAAGAAGTTACTATACCACATACCATCAACGTCCTGCCTCGTCCCCTTTGACGTAGCACCTGGTTGGTCTATGTGTAAGATGTCATTCCCTCCAATGAAAAGTATCTGGTCGATGTTAAACCCTGTGGCCTTGTCAAGTATTCCTTGCACGCCCTCCTTAACTCTCTTCACTGCAATCTGATTGTTATAAGACTCGCCCGTCTCAAAAGAATCTGCGAGCTTACCGATATGAATATCAGCAGGGTCTACCACCAATAGGTGTCCATCTTTGGATGGGGATCTTAAAATCTTAGGAAAGGATGGGGAGTATTGCTTGATGTCTTCTAGCAGTGAGTCCTTCAGTTTTTGTAACTGTTGGAATCTTTCGTCCTTGAATGAAGGGTTGTTAAAGAATAGACTTGCCTCCTTGGTTTTAAGCCACCCATGTTTTACATCTTCAACATTTACTCCGGCTTCCTTGGATGCTCGTTTTATTCCTCTATACTTCCTGATTAATTCTTGTTCATCTTTTTTAAGTCGTGGTCTCCAAGTCATCTTGTATCGATTGGTTTAATTCTTGTAGGATTTTTTGCAACTTAGTAATATGACTTTCAACCTCCTTGTAGTTTGCATCTACAAGTTCTTCATAGATGTTATCAGAACAGTCGTTAATCTGCTTCATTAAATAGTTTATGAAGATGATGTTGATTCCGTCTGAGGATGGTTGTATCACATTAGTTATCTTTATCCATTACAGATATTAAAGTAGTCCCTAGATTAGGATCGATTTCTTTGATTGCTTTGTATATGCTACGACTGTTTTTTCTTACCCCTTCCTTTTCTTTCTTGGTTGAGTCTGTGCCTAGTGAGGCATACATACTACAATCCATTTCTAGTAAAGAGTCTATCTTTTTCTTATCAGTCCACGTTTTATACGAAAGGATTTTATTTATACTTTCTACTTTACTTATCATTTGCTGGTAATATAATGAATTAATTTAATTTAAATTAGTATCGTACATATTATTTTCTAACCTTCTCTTGATAATATCTAGGTCATAAATAGTAGTTGCTTTTCGTACATCCTTTACTAAGTTGTACACTGGTTTAGGTACAGGTATGTTTCCAAATATTTGCTCGTACTCTTCTGTATCAACTTTTATCATAGCATCATTAGATCTTATCAAGTCTTTATATCGATTGAGACCATGGATAACAGTAGCGTGAGTACGATTAAATTCTTTAGCTATGTTCTGATGTGACATTCCTTGTTTACGCATAAACGTATATAGATACATACGCTTATTGTTTAAAGTTGCGTGTCTATTTGGTGAGTCAAGGTTGTCCCTTTCAATTATTTCTTTAATTAGTTCTGTCATTTGATTTTAAATATTTCTTTTCAATTATTAGGTCTAGGTATTCATCTGAGTCGATGAGGTTAAAGTCCATTAGGTATGGTGATTCCTCCTCGCTATTAAATATCTCAATGCTAAAGAAGATTGCCTCCTCTTTATTATGAACAACACCCCCATGTATTTGGCTATCCATCTCATCGTATGGAATGCTTGGGAAGCACTCATCAATAAGTCTAGCCACGCTAAGGGATACTGATAAAGGAACTTCTTTAAGTTTGTCAATAAATTCTTGTCCCACCTCATAGCTATTCGCCTCTGTATATTTCTGTTCTGCATCCATGTTTTTCTAACTCTTTAATTCTATACTCCTGAAGTTTCGACACCTTCCCATTGGGTGTCTTTACCTCCACAAAAAGAACCTCGGTTTTTGGTGGTATCGCAATGATGTCTGGTATTCCATTCTTATTAGTGCGTACCAATTTGATTACATAGTATCCTTGCTCCTCTAACTCTTTAATACGTTTGCTCTGTATCTGCTGCTCCGTCATAGCTTGTTTAATTTATGTCTACTTAAAAAGTATCCCTTGCCATGTCCTAAGTCTTTTATGTTATCATCTTTTATTAATGTTTCTTTTGATGCCCATCCTATAAAATCAACAATGTTATTATCTACAACAGCTAATATATATATGTCTACATCTTTATTTATTTTTAGTGTGCTTAAAAGATTCCCCTTTTTATGGCTTGTAGATTTGATGTCATACCTATTATTATTTCGTGTAATACCATCGTAGCTGCCACTCCTAGGGCTTAATCCAAAATCAGGGAATAGATTGTTTGCTTTTGCAAAAGCATACTCTGCTTTGAATCCTTGTACATCTGCCTCTACTCCATCTTGGTTTCCAATCTTTGCATCTACCACACCATTAGATCTAGCAATTGAAGACCTAAGAGTTCCTATGTATTTACATAAAGAAACTTCTTTATCATCTAGCCTAACCTTCATATTACAAATTTAAGAATTCTCGTTTAAAGTGTCTGACCGTATAGTTCTTCTTCTTAGACACCGCCTTATAAATATCAGACTCAATACCATCGATGGAGAATATCCAGTACACCTGGTTATGTAACCTATCCTTGGTACTCATCCTATCTCTTGCCTGCCAGTAACTTGTGGCACTAAAGTCAATGTTAAAGAACACAAGACAGTCGGCTTGGCGTAGTGATATACCCTCACGCCCAGAGACAATCTGTAAGGCAATGTTCTTATCGGTGGTGTTGAACTCTTCAAGATCCGTAGTGAGACTATCCTTGTACACCTTCTTCAATACGTTCAGCTCCTCCTTAAACTTATAGAAGATACCAATCTTCTTACCCTCAAACTTCTTC